TCGCGATGGGCCTCGTGGACGTGAATAGTGCATACACTAGGGGCGAGACCATGGCGAACATGGACCGCGCCCAGGTCGCGAGCCTGATCGACGTGGCGCTTCGGAGTGAGCGTTGAAGCCCCCAGGCCATACCTGCCCGGCTATCGACCGGGCACAGTCCGCTCTCCGTCGTCTCGCGTGGCGCTGCGCGAACCCAGAGCATCAGGGCATCACGCCCGGCGAGGTGCTCGCCGAGGGGCTTGCTGCTCTTGAGCAGGTACGCGAGGAGAACCGGCAGATGCGCGCGGCGTACCACGCGAAGGTCAACCCATGAGGGCGCGCATCCTCGTCGGCGACTGCCGCGAGAGCATGGCGACGCTCGAGGCCGAGAGCGTGGATGCGGTCGTGTGCGACCCGCCGTACGAGCTCGGCTTCATGGGCAAGAAGTGGGACGCGAGCGGTATCGCCTACGACCTCGAGGTGTGGCGTCAGGCGCTGCGCGTGCTGAAGCCCGGCGGACATCTCCTCGCCTTCTCGGGGTCGCGTACCTATCACCGCATGGCGTGCGCCATCGAGGATGCCGGGTTCGACGTGCGCGATCAGATCATGTGGCTCTACGGGAGCGGGTTCCCGAAGTCGCTTGACGTGTCCAAGGCCATCGACAAGGCGGCGGGTGCGGAGCGAGAGGTCGTTGGCGAGCGAGTGCAGGCTCCCAAGTTCAACGTCGCTACATCCGGTGGCACGAACACGGGGTACAACCGTCGATGCGAAGAAGGAGCGCCACCTACGTTCGCAGTCACCGCCCCCGCCACCGACGACGCCCGCCGCTGGTCCGGTTGGGGCACGGCCCTAAAGCCAGCGCACGAGCCCATCTGCCTAGCGCGCAAGCCGCTGGTCGGGACCGTCGCGGCAAACGTGCTGCGGTACGGTACGGGGGCGATCAATGTGGATGGGTGTAGGGTTCAAACGGACGAGGAACTTCGCCGGGCCGTCGGTGGATGGCAGACCGAGTACGTAGGCGGCGAGCAGAAGCCTATCAACACGTTCGATCTTCACCCCGACGGCATACCGGGCCGCTGGCCCGCCAACGTCCTCCACGACGGCAGCGACGATGCGACCGAGGGCCTACGCGACGCGGCTCGGTACTTCTACACGGCGAAGGCGAGTGGAGAGGACCGCGACGAGATGATCGGAGACGTGCCGAAGAACGTGCATCCGACCGTGAAGCCCACCGACCTCATGCGCTACCTCGTGCGGATGGTCACGCCGCCCGGTGGGCTTGTCCTGGACCCATTCACCGGGTCCGGTTCCACGGGGCGCGCGGCGATGCTTGAGGGGATGCGCTTCGTCGGGTGCGAGCTCTCGCCCGAGTACGCCGAGATCGCGCGGGCGCGCATCCGGTTCACGCTCGGGCCGCTCTTCGCGCATCTGGTCGAGTAGTGGTCGCGTGGCTAACCGTGGTGACCATCGTGCTCCTCGCGGGCGCGATGGTGCAGCTGCTCGCACGGGTCGCCGTGTGCGTGCTGCGCGCTATCGTGTCTCGAGCACGTCTACGTCGGCAGAGCGCACGGCATCGGAGCAGTCACCGCGCACTGTCTCGACCGTGAACTCTGGTCCCCATGCCTGACGCGCCTGCGCGACGGCACGGCGCCAGACGCGCCGTACCTGTGCGGCCTCGTCCTCGGCCTCGATGCAAAGCCGATGCGTGGTCACACGCACGCGCACCACGACAGGGTCCACCTCGATGACATGGGCAGTCAATGTAAGGCCCTCGGGCCACAGACATTCGTGAAGCCGAGGGTCGGCGATGGAGAGCACCTCGCCGACCTCGACCGCACAGGAAACGTCTAGCCCTTCCACGGCGCGTAAGTCTTGCCGTCCCACGTGAGCGCCTGACGGCTCTTCTCGCGGGCACGGTAGGGCTCGCCCAGCGAGACGTGAATCCACGACACCTTCCCGCCCGGGCCCTCGAGGATGGCCTGCCCGTAAGGGATGCCGCTCTCCTTCACGATCCATGCGAACACGTCCTCGAGGCGATGCCCCGGAACGACGATGTCCGCGGCCTGTCCGCTCATGTGCTGCGAGGTCTTGCTCCCACCGACCGCCGTGTTCACGGCAGGACCACGAAACGCGCTGTTGATTCGGATGGGCCCGAACTTCGCGCGGATGGGCTCGAGGATGGTGGTAGCGAGCGCCGTGAGGGCCGGCATGCACGCCTGCGCCTCCTGACGGTTGACCGCCTGGAGCGCCGTCTGCCCGGTACGCGTGAGCTCATCGAACGAGAAGTGCGGAGACAGGTTCACGGCTTCCTCCCTGCGGGCGCGGGCTTCTTCTTCACGGCCTTCTCGATCTTCTCGACGCGCGCGATCAACAGCTCGGCGTCGAAGTCGTCGGGAAAGTCTGGCAAGGTCATGCGCGAGGCTTTGGCCTCGACCGCTGCGATACGGGCCTCGAGCGACGTGTGCGCTGCGATGCACTGCGGGGGACTTGTGGTAGGCCCCTGCATCTTCGCGTTGAGCTCAGCCATCGCCAGTTCGTGCGCCTGCTCGGCCTGCTTATTGGCGAGCTCGGCCTTCTGCTTGCTGTGCTGGCTCCAGAACTTCCACCCGGCTGCGCTGCCGAGGACCGCCACGACGGCGAGGACCACGCCGAGCATCCCACCTTCCTCGGCGCCCTGGGCGATCTTGACGATCTCCTCGGGTGACGGGGTCGCGGCCTGCGCCTCGTGGGCGATGAGCGCGGCGTCATCCGTCACGCTCGCCACGATGGCGTCCTTCTCGGGCGTCTGCTCGGGAGCAGTCACCGTGGGCGCAGGTTCCTCGACGTGGATCGGCTCCATCAGATGCCGTCCTCTTCGATGAGGATCTCGCAGTTCACCGCCGTATGCGACGCCGAGAAGATCGCCACCTGCGTGACATTCGCGAACCCGCTGATGCGGTTCTTGCTGCACTTGATGTGGATGGGGTCCGACACCGAGAAGTAGGTCGCGGGCATCGCGCCGCCGTCCGTCAGGGTCTGGTCATACGAGAAGGCCAGCCCCTTGGTCGCCTTGTCGCGGTTGTGGAGCGTGATCTGAAGGCTCACGTTCGTAGGCAGCAGAATGATACGGCAGAGCCCCGAGGTGCCCGGGGTCGTCGTGCTGGAGACGTAGGGATACTGCGTGATGCCGGACAGGTCGAGAGCGGGCATGATGCCTCCTAGTCGAGCGCGTCGGTGGTGAGGAGCCACACGAGGCGCGCGGCCTTCGTGAGGAGGAGCTTCTTCTCGGCGCGCGTGATCTTGGCGCCACCGTCGCCGTCCACGGCGCGGGCGTCCTTGATCGCAGCGATAAGGTCAATGACCTCGGTCGGGAGCTTCACGATCTCGTCAGGGGACAGGGGCATTTGTCACTCCAGTGTGCGTGTGGGCCATCGCGGCGACGGTCGCCAGCTGGCGCTCGATAGCATCGAGACGACCCTCGATCCGGCGCTGCGAGGAGAGCATCTGCTCCATCTGTGCCGGGTCGGGAGCACTCGAGGCTTCGGCCTGGGACATCCCGAGTATGCCACCGCCGCCGGCCATCGCCGCGCCGAGCATAAGGAGCGCCCACACGGGGACAGGGACCAGCTTCTGCGTCCATGTCGTCGGTGTTTCAGCGCCCATCAGACCCCCATCCGATGGGCCGATACTAGCGCACTACGCGCGGAAACGCACCACGAGGTTGCCCGACTCGTCGTAGCCCTCGCTCCAGTCCTCGCCCCATGGCTCAACGACCACGCCAGCCGGAAGGCGCGCGGCGTCGACCGTAGCGCCCGTCTGAAGGTCGATGGTCACCACGCTAGGGTTCGCCGAGAGGATGGAGAGGATGTAGTCGGTCGCGTCCATTTCATACCTTCAGGAGGAGGCTGTCGCCTGCGGTCGTCGGATGGTACCCGGCAATGTAGCCCTGCTCGACGCCCAGGTAGCGCCACGTGAGGCCGGTCTGGCTGTCGGACGTGTAGTAGATCTCCCGCAGTTGTCCGTAGAAGGCACCCGCGAGGACGCCTACCTGCACAGGGATGCGCGGGATTTCGCCGCCACGGTTCGCCCATGCGGCCGGAATGACGTTGCCGAGCGACCCGAAGTAGCGCCCGATGCCCGTAACGGTCGTGCTTCCGTTATTGAAGGCTCCGCTGTGGCAGGTCTGCGCCGTCGTGGCGTGAGAAAACCAACCGCCGTCCGTCGCGCCCAGCGAGCTCCACTGCTGCGAGATGTTGCTCGTGGAGCCTTGCCCCGTCATCATGTACACGCGCCCATCGCTCTCGGCCGTACCTGCGGCGCTGGAGAGCGGGTCGAGGAGCGCGCCGAAGGCCACTGCGGAAGTCGTGCCGAGCGTCGCGTCCTGGCACACCTGCATGACGCAGCCCTCTTGCGACTCCCACATATACACGCGGTTGTAGGACACCGTGGAGAAGGTGCGGCTCCACTTCCAGTACCCACTGAACCCCGAGGTGAACGGCTGCGCGTTGACCCACGACGTATAGGCGCCACTCCCTCGGTTCATCCCATAGATTAGACAGTTGTTGGTCGTCACGTTGTCGGGAGTAAGCAGTGTGTAGGACTGCACTCTCGTTGTGTTCGCGACGATGTACCGCATCCCTAGGGCGTTCGTGGGCGGGTTGCCGTATGCGGCCTCCGTTACGCTGCTGATTTGCTCGCGCGCCCACGTCCAGGCGCTACCCGTCCCGGGCGTGCGCGCCGAACCGTTCGCGTAGGTCGTCGCCTGACCGAGCGTATAGATGGCGTCGAGGCACGCCGAGATACTCCCGCCAGCAAAACCGGCAGAGCCTACGAACTTCCAGTTGAGCGGCGAGAGAGCCACGACGCGTCCTCCTAGGAGATGGTACCGGGGAACACGCCGGCAGTGTCGAGCGTGAGGGCTTGACCAGGCAGGTCCTCGTAGTCATATGCGTTTGCGAGGAGACTGACCGCCGCAGCGATGGCCACCCATTGAAGGGTTCCGCCACGACGCACGAGCATCGTCTCATCTGCGGTAGCCTGCACTGCCTGTGCGGCGCCCCCACCGTCGAACGCCGCCACGCTCGTCGTGCTGCCCGTATGCCCGCTCGAGGTCCATGCGAGCGAGGAGAGGGCAGAGTGAGCGGGGACGGCTGGCGTGCCGTGGGTGTGGTCCCCGCGTGCGTAATCCGTCGAGGTTCCCACGGCCGGGCTCTGTCCAAAGGACTGCTCCGACACGACTGTTGTGGCTGGCGTCCCGCCGCCACCGCCACCGCCGCCAGATGCGGCGACCGTGACCGTAAGCACCTCGCCCGTGAGGCTCTCAGAGATCGTCACGTTCGACCCGGCGACCAGCTGCGCCACGCGGGCGAACTGTCCCGTGCTGTTCCGTGTGAGCGGTACGCGCGCCATGGTTAGGCCCCCGCCTCGATGTATCGCAGCGTGAGCGTGAGCGCGCCGTCCTCGGTCCACTGCACGCCTTCAATGAGGCAGAGCTGCGACGCGGCCGCGACCTCGACATCCGTAAGCGCGATGAGGTCCCCACGCCGAAGCCATCCGTACCGGCGCGGCGCGATGTACTGCACCATGCGCGCGGGCTGGCCGTAGCGTGCCGCCTGGGCGAGGAGCACTTTGCTCGCCGTCGTCGCGTCATGCACGACCGTTGTCTCGAGCACCTTGCGCCGAAGCCCGTAGCGCGACCTCGGGCCGATGAGCTGCGCGATGGTCATGCGGTCGGGGTCCGCGACGGACACCTCGCCGCCCACCGAGCGGGCGACCATGTAGCCCTCGGTCTGCGGGTTCCAGGTGTACCTGAGCTCGATGTCGGTGGCGACCTCGTCGGAGCCCTCGTAGGCGATGCGCCCCACGCGCTCGAGGTTCGGGTCGAGGTCCGTGGAGAGCACCGCGACGGCAGAGGAGGCCTGCGGGTAGACCGGCCAGATGAACGGGTACACGCCGCCCTGCCCGCCAGCCATCGCGAACGGGAACACGGCGGCGAGGACCTCGGTGATGTACTCCCCGAGTTGCACGACCTCGTCGATGTAGCCGCTCGTCTGGTACTGGTTCAACAAGGGACGCACGGCATCGACGCGGCCGTAGTCCACACGCAGCGCAGAGGTGCGAAGTACGTGCGCGAGCAGGTCACCCACTCCGCGGATGGCCTGCCTGCTCTCGTCCACGAGCGCCGCACCGTTGTTCCAGACGGCGAAGAGCGAGTCGGTCAGCACGAGGGACGTGGTGCTCGTGTCGACCACGACCCACGCGACGATAGGCATCCCACGCGTAGTGCCGAAGTAGGACCGGACGTCGGTGTAGTACACAACGAACGTCTCCGTCGTGCCGGCGCTGTCGATGATGTCCACCGAGAACGCATCGACGTAGTGGCACGCGATGCCCAGGTATACCAGCGAGCCGCTCGTCCCGATGATGGGCGCCGGGCTTCCGGCTGCGGTCGTTGCTCCCGGCGTTCCCCAGACCATCGGAAGCACGACGCCAGCATCGCCCACCTGTGCGGAACTCATGCCAGAGACAGCCTCTGCAAGCCACGAGGCGATGGTGATGGGCTGCACTGGGAGGGTCGTCTGGTCGTCGGCGACCATCTCCTCGAGCGAGCACGTCACGGGCTCCCATTCGGCGCCGTATTCGGGGTCTACCAGCTTGCCCCGCACGACCACACGGCGCGCGCTCCACTCCGTGCCGCGTGCCCACTGGGAGAGCTCGCCCACGGCCCCGTCGAGGGCGTGGCCCTCTGCGATGAGCCCGGGGACGTCGACAGGCAGGATGAACGAGAGCGGGACCGAAAGGCGCGGCGTCTCGACGCTCCAGATTTCGAGGGCCTCCTCGACCGCTGGATAGTCCACGAGGTCGGGCGTCGTCGTGATGGTGTCGTCACCGTCCACGATGTACAGCGAGTCGGTGGACAGGTAGAACGTCCCGCCCGCCCACTCAAGCGCGAGGACCCAGTAGATTTCCTCGCGCAGCTGCGCCTCGGTCCACCTGTCGGTCACAGTTCCTCCTCCAGGCGAATGACCGATGTGCGGACCACTTCGCCGTTAGCCGCGCCGCTCGCGATCCACTCCTCGCCTTGTACGGTCTCGATGCTCACGTCGGAGACGATTCGGCCGTACATCATGAGGTCGGGATGGCTCGCCGTGTAGACCGTGCCGAGCGCCTGACGCTCGATCCACGGGAGGTAAACGACCGGCGTCTGGCTCCCGTAGAGTTCGCGTACGAGGCCCTCCATAGAGAGCGGCGCGTCGAACCAGGTAGCCGCGGCCTCGCCACCTCCCGAGGCCGCGGCGTTCACGTAGTCCGCAGGTCCCTCCTGCCGAACTGCGGATAGGTCGGTGCCATCCGTCCACCCAAACTCTACAGACCGGCGCGATGGGCCGAAGTTCTGCGCCCGACGTGCGCCAGAGCGTCCCGTCGTTAGCGCCGTGTTCGGCGAGGTCTGCACCGTGCGCCCCCAGCTGTACCGGCGCCCGAACGCCAAGACGTGCCCCAGAACGAGCGTGCCGATCTCGAAGTAGTCCTCGACCGTGTGCTGCGCAGGAATGGTGAGCCTGTACGCGTTGTAGCGCGGGTCGTTGTTCCACACGAGAAGGCCCGACCTGTGGACGATAGCGCCGTTTGTACCGCTCGACCCGAGGCCAGACGTATCCGACACCTCGAGGCGCAGCCGGCGCCCGCTCTGGTTCGTCCAGTTGCCTTCGCTGGAGTTGCTGATCGCCTTCGCCGTCAGGCCCGAGGCCGCGGTCGTATCTGGCACGAAGCGCGCTCCCCGCAACACACCATGCGGCCAGAAGTAGCCGGCGCTCGTCGCGCTGCTGGTGTCGGGCTCGATGATCGTACCGTTGCGCACCCACCGAAGCGGCCGGCTCTGTGCCGCCATGTCGATCACGCCGAGGCTTACCCACGCTCCGGCGCCGTTGCGGCCCTCGAGGGTAGCCGTGCGGAAGTTCGTGCCGCCCAGGTAGAGCGCACCGAGAGGCCCACGCAGAGGGGTGACCGCTCCCGCTCCGCTCTCGATGACCCACGTGAGCTGGTGCTGGGTCGCATCGACGGAGCGCCACGACTGACGCGGCGAGGGCGCCTCGCTCACGAGGACGTTGTCGATGCCGTAGTCGTAGCGCGGCGTAATCGTCCACTCATCGCCTGCAAGCGTCGGACCAGCCACGGCGCGGACCATCGTGCCGTAGTCCAGCGTCTGCGGGTACGCCGAGAATGGGCGACCGGGGAGGTCGGTGGGGAGCGTGAGGTTGTACACGCTGCTCACACCCGCCGCAGCCATCCAGCCCACGCCGTACCAGCGAGACTCGGCCGGATTCACTTGCGAGAACTGCCCCCACGTCACGGACGTACCTGCTGCCGTTACGCCAGCGTCGCTGACCGTGTTCGCGTTGCAGATGCGGTTCGACGGCCGAAGCGTGATGAAGCCGCCCGCTCCCGTGCCGAGGTACACAACGGCGTTTGCGGTCGCGCCGTTGTTCTCGAGGATGGCGCGGATCTGGATCTTCATCCCTGCCGTGATGGTCCCAGACCCGAGCGAGGCCCCGCCGTTGCTGTCGAGGACATCGACTGTCGTGCCCGAGCAGCGCACGCGGATGCCGTAGGTGTTCGTGCCGTTGCTCGATGCGAGCCGGATCTCGCTGCGCTCCGTCGTCGCGATCCACTCGGCGAACGCCGCCACCGTGTGATTCGCCGTAAGCGCAGGGCCTGCCTGCGTGTACGTGTTGACGGCCGCGGCAGGCGACACGATGGACAGATACCCCGCGGCGTTGAGCGCCACCGTGGGCACTCCGGCCGTCGAGAGCGTCCATCCAGCTGCATCGGGGAGCCAGTGCGGGCTCCACGTGAGGCGTGACCCGAGCAGCTTATCCGAGGTGGCTTCCGTCGCCGGATACCAGGGCATGCACGCCGTCGCGTACCCGGCGAATGTGGTGATTCCGATCTGACCCGGCCACGCCGTGGAGTCCCACGAGGACACGAGGCGTAGCGTGCCGTTGTACGCCGTGACGGTACCGCTGACCCACTCGAAGCCGCCCGAGCTCCACGCGACGTTTGGCGTGCTCGCGTTGGGGAGGCCCACCTCGACCCAGGCGGTGAACACGTCCGAGGTGCTGCGCACGATCTGCGTCTGCTGGTTCGTCGAGAAGTCGAGGGCGTAGACGTAAACCGTACCGTCCTCGTCGCGCGTGGCGCAGAGCTCCGTGCTCGTCGAGAGCGACCCGCCCGCTGTCAGGTTCGCGCTGGGGGCGCCCAGCCCCGTGATGGTCTGCGTCACCACGGTCTGCCAAGCGACCCACGCCGAGGGGAGCACCTTGTACAGCACGGCAGAGTTGGCGCCGTATGACGTGCGCGACGAGGCGCAGAACGTCACTAGGAACGTTCCCGATGGGGTGGCGACGATGTCGTGAACGCCGCCCGTGTAGTCGTTCGCCGCGGTCGTGTTGTCCACTGCTTGAACCAGGGCGAAGGATGCCCCGAGGTCCGCGCTGGCGTAGTGCCGGAACGAGTCAGCCACCGTCGCCGACGTGTCGCGGAAGGCGAGCAGCATGAGGATCTGACCGTTGCTGTACGCCGCACGCAGCCGTCGAGGCACGACGGTAGCCCCATCGAGCTCGTCACGAATGACGCTATCCGCGCTGCGCGTCCACGTTGCGCCGTCGTCGGTCGAGGTCCACGCGCGGATCGTGTACTGCCCGCCCGTCACGCTCTTGGTGGAGAGGAGCAGAATACGCCCCTCGGGGAGCTTGACCAGCGTCGGGCAGTAGACCGCAAGCGCCGCGGCCTGCGTGTCTACAACGATGGTCGTGGTGGTCGCACCGACCGTCCGCAGGATCACGAGGTTGCGAATGGACCCGGCAGTGGTGAACCGCTGCGCCGCCGTGAGCATCGTTCCATCGTCGGTGTGCACCGCGTGCATGTTGCCGTACTGGTTCGCAGCACCGCCCGAAGCGAACGTGTGCAGCGGGCTCCAGCCCGAGAACACGAGCGGGCCATTCCACCCGAGCCAGTTGATACCGTTCGTCCGCAGCGCGAAGGCGCCGGGTTCGACCTCTCCATCGGGTGACGCCGACACGCCGCCAGCTCGCACCGTCCGTACGGTGATCGTGGTCTGCTCGACAGAGTCGCCGCTCGTTTCGAGGACCATATCGGTGTCCCGCGAGGGGACCGGAACGCCTGGACGTGGGCCAGCCTGTGAGACACTGGACAGCGCCTCGCTGAACGTCGCGGCGTTGATCCGCTCGTCGTGTACGAGGATGCCCCGCAGAGCGTTGACGGTGACGGCGCTCGCCATGGTTAGCCTCCCCTCTGCCCGAGCCTACGCCCAGCGTTTAACGCACGCGGGAGGGTAGCGTTCGTCCTCAGATGGTCGCGAACGAAGTAGTCGAAGCTCTTGTGCTTGTACACGACCTGCACCGCGTG